CTTTCATGTTGACTCCTGTGGAAAAAACGCTTGCATGGTGATTGGTGCAACAGTCCTGAGTTCAGCTAAAACAGCCTGTGCCACCTCCCTGTGCTCCTTCTGTGTTGTCGGATCTAACCTCTGCTTCAGGTAGTGAATCCAGCTTCTCATCGTCCCGTTCATGTACAGACGAGACATAGTTAGACCCTCTGGAAGCAATGCCCTGGCCTGTTCTTTTGCAATCCCAGCTTCCAATGCTGCTGTGTATGCTGCACCGCAATACTTTTGAATGTTGCGCTGGATGCGCAACCATTCTTCCTTGATCCCATCATCCTCGCAGACGATGCTGTTCTGTCGGTTCTTAGGATCGTTCATCCGGCATTCTCGATATTTCGTTTCTCCCTCGACGACAGCGTATCGCTGAGAGAACTCCTGGAAGCTGAACGAACGGTGACGCAGGATCTGTCTGCCAATGTCCCTGGTTGTTTCAATCTCAAGGCAGACGTTAGCCATCTCAAACGGACTTACGTGACCGTTTCGCATCAGGTAGGCTAAGAGATTGGTGTTTCCAGAGTGCTGGTTTTTTGGGTTTGACACTCTTGCTATCAGGAGAATCTGCTTGTCGATCTCCGGTGTTGACCATTGAATTTTTACCACGTTTTGCCCTGTATTTTCGTTGTCTCTCTGCATCGCACACTCGACACAAACTGTAGAGTCCATCTTTTGGATGACGGTAGAACTGATCTTCCTCCTTTGATTCCTTGCATTGCTTGCAAGTCTTGAATTTCTTTTCGGTGTATGTGCTTCCTTTGTAGCTGTGTGCCCAAGGGTTCACGTTGGTTTCAGTTTCCCTTCTTCGCACAAGACCAAAATAGTCTTTCTCCATGCTGCTTCCCATAGTTCTTTTCGTTCCTCGTATGTCAGTTTTGAACCCTGATCAATGTTTGAATGACAATTCACGCAGAGTGCCGCAGAGTAACAATCGTGACTCTTCATCGCCATGCCTTTGCCATACTCACTCCAGTTAGCGTGTGCTGCTTGTGTTTCTCCCTCCCTTCCGCACAGTTGACACGGTAGGCTCGCCACCGCTCTCAGAAATGCTTTGTTTCGATACATTCCACCACCTCATCATTTCTTTTGCCAATTGATTCTTTCCATCAACACCACGCTTTTGTTCTACTAAATCTAAATACGCTCGTCGTTTTTCTTTCGTCTTCATCGACAGAACGTATTTAGCCTCGCAGAACAAAGCGAACTCTTGCGACTGCAAGCCTACGGTTGTTCCGTCTGGTAGATGCTTGGCAACCGCATTATGGTGTCGCGTTCCACACGCATAGCACGCAAGTCGTCCGTCCATGTCATGCCATGCTGTGTCGCCCATGCAATCACCTCCTCAACATAGTCGCTGAATGCGGCTGTCGTCATCCCTGTTGTTGTCGGTTCCAGTTCGACCACCTGCCCACCTGGAAGTTCTTTCATCCGGGCCGGAAGAAACAAGGTCTTGAAGTAAACGTGCCAAGTCTCTGAAGCATGGCCCTGACCGTTGGGACGAATCTGTTCGCTCACCTCTGAAAGCACAGCCCAATAGAGCGAGTTTTGAGCCGTTGAACGGTTGGGTTTTGATATCGACACCACCCAACCGAATTTAGCGCCCTGTACGGCTTCTAAAGCCTTCCTACGGGCATCCTCGTTTATGAGAGGGATCAGCATAGCTCCTCCACCTTGCATTGCCACCTGTTGCCTTCTTTAAACCAACCGTGAATCTGGACTCTCCAGCCTGATCTGATCATCTCAGGGAAAGCATCCGAGTCCTGGATCTTGTGTCGCCTTGCAGCCATGTTGCTTTTGCTTGTCGTCTGCACAGCGATGGTGTCACCAGCACCGATAGCAAGCAGGTCGATGCAGCCGAACAAATCATGCTTGCGCTTTGTGAATGAGTTGTAGTGCTCGACGATGGCGACGATGTACCCGTCACCCTCCAGCGCCCATTTCGAGCGAGCAGTCAGACTCGTTGCCATTTTTCGGGACACAGTTGTTCGACCTTCACCAGACCTTCTGTCATGCGCTCGATCTGGAAGCCACGCACTAGAGGGACACCCCTGACCTTCCAGGTTGCGATTGCTTGTCGGCTGATCCCTAGCTTGTCTGCCAGCTTCTTCCGGCCTCCGGCCCAAGCTGCAGCCACGTTCAATGCTTGATGTCGATCCATGTTTTCCTCGTGTCAATTAGCGTGTAAAATATCATAACACAATGACAACATCAGATTGATTGTTCCTATTGACTATGCTGATGCGATTAAAAAATATGTGACAAAGATGGTTGACGTTGCGACAACAAGTGTGCGATGATTCTTCCATCAACAACAGGAGCAGACAACATGGCTTACATCTCAGGCATCAGCTTCCACCACGTTACCGGCATCGAAGTCAGTCCGGTCAAAGAGAACGAAAATTCAACCGGGGTCTATCTGACAAGAACCATCACCATTAGCATCGGCAATCAACAGGTCGAAATCACCTGCTTTAGCGAGACTGCATCGCAAAGCGATGACAGCGACCTCATGCCTCTCACAATTTAAGGAGACATCATGCGTGACAATGACCAAAACCGTTGGGAAGCAGAAGTCCAGCGTTACCAGGAAGAGCAAGAAACCAAAGCATGGCTGCTGGAGATGTCCATCGGCGGAGCATTGTGGACTCTGTTCGCTGCAATGATGTTCGCGATCCTCTCAGCATGATCAGCGATCCCAGCTTTGTGTGGCGGTCTAGTGCCGCCACCGATATCACAATCACTTGGCGCAAGTTTGGTTGGCAACCTATTTCGGAGAGAACAGATAATGAAGCAGATCGCATCCGCGCTCGTCAAAGCACAGCGAGAGTTTGGGCCAGCACTCAAGACCTCGCGGAATCCGCATTTCAAGAGCAAGTACGCCGACCTTTCAGCGGTCGTTGAAGCAGTCATTGACGGGCTGAACAACAATGGCATCGCGCTTGTGCAAGCAACGTATGAGTGCGAGTCTGGTGTCATCGTCGAGACTCTGTTGATCCACGAATCCGGCGAGCAACTGTCAGGGGGTCGTTTACACGTTCCTGCTACTAAACAAGACGCACAAGGATACGGGTCGGCCCTGACGTATGCTAGGCGATACAGTCTGATGGCAACTACCGGCATTGCTCCAGAGGATGACGATGGTAACGCTGCATCCAAGAAGCAAGACCTGGACGCTAACGCTATCGCTCAGATCATCCTGAATGCAGCATCAATGGATGACCTCAAGATGCTCTATGCCAAAGCCTACAAGCAATGCCAGGGCGACCAGCAAGCATTGACAGTCATCGAAAACGCCAAGAATGAGCGCAAGGCTCAACTGATGGAGATCAAGTGATGGAACAGCGCAGCCCTGAATGGTTCGCTGCGCGGCTCGGCTCAGTCACCGCATCCAGAGTCTCGGATGCTCTGGCTGGGCCAGATACCGCTGCAAGACGGAACTACCTCGTACAGCTTGTCACCGAGCGTCTGACAGGCCAGCAACAGGAGTCGTATACCAATGCAGCAATGCAATGGGGCACAGAGACAGAACCGCTTGCCAGAGCGACGTATCAAGCAACTCTGTCTGGTGACTCGTTTGTTGAAGAAGCACCGTTCGTGAAGCACCCAACAATCGAATGGTTTGGAGCGTCACCGGATGGATTCGTCGAGGATGGACTGGTCGAAATTAAGTGCCCTAACTCAACAACACACATTGACTACCTAATAGCTGGAAAAGTCCCAACCAAGTATCACAAGCAGATGCTGGCTCAACTTGCCTGCACAGGCAGGAAATGGTGCGACTTTGTTTCATTCGATCCTAGAGTGCCGGAACACTTGCAACTGTTCGTAGCTCGATTTGAACCAAAACAGGAGGACATTCAGAAGATGGAAGAAGGTGTCAAGAAGTTTCTTAGTGAAGTCAACAAAGCAATGGAGGCTCTCAATGCCCGTAAAATTTGATGTCGTAGCCGCGACAGGAACCTACACCAACAAACACGGTGAGGAAAAGAAGTCTTGGATGAAGATCGGCAAAGTCTTGCAAACCCAGAAAGGATTCAGTCTGAAGCTAGATGCTGTCCCTGTCGGTTGGGATGGTTGGGCAATGCTTGCAGAGCCGAAAGAACAGGAAGCAAAACCGCAGAAGGCAGACTATGATGACGATCCACCCTTCTGATCCGGTCAACCCACCCCACTACAAGCAGGGTGGTGTTGAGTGCATCGATGCTCTGGCAGCAGCAACAGCAAACCTGTCCGGAATTGAAGCTGTCTGCACCGCAAACGCGATCAAATATCTTTGGAGGTGGAAGCAGAAGAATGGCGTCGAGGATCTGAAAAAAGCGAACTGGTATGTCAATCGCTTGATAGCATCAGCAGAGCTTGCCGACGAACATCCGTAACTCTACGCTCCCAGCCTCGACCAAATGCGTCCCAGGTTGGGAGTTCTTTCAAGAACGCCAATCGAGCAGCAGAGAAAGACTCGATGATCTGTCGAGCATCTGCAGCCTGTATAGCCTTCATCGTGACTGGCCCGATAGCACCATCAGCAGTCACCCCAATCGCCTCTTGTAGGAACTTTGCAGCCCTCCCAGGCCCACTATTGATTGCTGTATCGAACACGCAATAGTCCACCCCATTCGGTAGCTCGTCGCCCTTTACCGCATCCCAGTATTTTTGTTTATAAAGCGGAGCCACATCCTCCGGCGTAAGTGCCTTGATGTCATCAACAGAGCATGGATGATTGATCCATTTCTCCCAGACAGCTTTTGTGCATCCGAGGTTTGTAGCGCCACCTGGATCTCGCGGATGATCAACGAAGCCGCCCTCGTGATGCAGCACGAACTCCAGACACTTTTCAAAATTACCAGTCATTTGCTGTCCTTCTTAGTGAATATCTTTTCAGCAGTTCTGCCGCCAAAGTATGCAAGCATGATAAGTTGCCCCCACTCACCGAGCAACTTAACATAAGACTCGTTGACGCTCCATCCAAACGCTGAAGCAGAAGCAAACACAAAATATGCCCCAAGGATTGCAATCAACGTCATTGGCCTGATGTTTTTGGATAGCCATGAATCGCTACCCATGTCTGCCTTCCAGCGATCAGACACATTCTGCTGCTCAATCTCGAAAAGTTTGGTTTCATTCGCCATCTTAGCGAGTTCACCATTCTGCTCTAACTGAGCAAGTTCAGCTTTGGCCTTTGCAGCCGCAGTAGGATCAGGCAGAACCCTCTCTAGGATCTTCCCGCCAACTTCAAGCAACGGGCCGAGTGGAATCACTTTCATCCCCTTTTTTGATCAGGTTTGCAGCAGCATAGGAACCTTTCCGTCCGACAATCCCACCCACAGCACCGATTGCAAGAAGCATGATGTCCTTCAGAATGCCGATCAGTTGAACATCAATCGGGCTTATCTTCTCCATATCGTGTTCAACAAACAGAACACCAGCAATGATGGAGATGACAGACAAAACAAGGATTGAGACAAGACTGAGAGCGATCATCGCCCAGACCCTGACCTCAACCTCCTCAGTAGACCAACCAGCCATACATTTCCCCAAGAATCAAAACAAGCAAGATTGCACAGACACCAATGATGCCGACCAAGAAACCGACTTCAGCAGCAAACTTGTCGTGAAAATCGTCGTCGTCTTTCATCTGCTCAACGGATTGGTTGTCGCTCTTTTCAACAACTGCATCTCTGCCCTGAGTGCAGCTACAGTTGAATCCAGATCCTGTTTCAACGCCGATAGCCTTGCATTCACTTCCCTTGTCTGCGCTTCCAATGCAGCCCTCATCTCCCTGGCCTGACTCTCAGCAACAGACTTCGTTTCATTCCCCATAGCCTTCGCTTCGCTGATCCCACCCGTTGTCAGGGCTTTCGTTTCTCTGGCTAAGGCAATCGCATCTGATGCTCTTTCTGCCACCCTGACTGCGGCTTCAGCGGTTTGCAATTGCCTTTCCTTGATTGCCCTTAGCTCGATCTCAAAGGTCTTGATTTGTTCCTTGAACGCTGAATCGTCATACGGCTGATAATCATCAACCGCTTCAATCGTCGCCTTCATCTTCTCGAAAAAGATCACGCCTGCGTAACCCCCTCCACCGATCACCGGCAGGGCCGTTAGGATCAGTCCAAGCAGCATCTGGGGTGACAAGCTCAGCGAGAAAGTTTTGGTTCCTTCTGTATCCGTCAAGATTCATGCTCCAAATTTGTTCCTGACTGATGTCGATCTGTGGAGGTAGTTGCTGCTGAACAAGACTAGGCTGCGGAAGAATAGGCTCAGAACGAACTATAGCGCGATCTGGCGCTATTTCTGGTGGTGGCAATACCGGAGGCTCAATCTGAGGCTTTGGGCGCTCTAATCGCGGGAAAACAGGCGATAGAGGATTTGTTATAATTTTGACGCATTGCTTGTTGACTTGTTGCCAGTCGCCTTCTTTTTCGCAAGAGACTTGCCTTTGGTACGTTTGGATGCCTGCGTACCCTGTCGGACAGGCTTTTGTTTTGATTTCGGTTCTGGTTTCGCAACCAGTTCTACAGTTGCTTTGGTAAACGTAGAACCCGGAGTCGGTGTAGGAAGATCCGAGACAAACAAAGTCGCGGAATATGGTTCTGCCTCCAGACTGACCGTTTGGACAGGCTTCGATCTGGATCGTTCTGCAAGCCTGTGGCGCACCTTTAAGAGAAGAGCAAGGGCAGGCCCAAACATCATTCGACCTTAGGGACAGCGCCGTAAAGACGCACGAAGCGATCAGGATGCAACTCAATCCACGCCTTCCGAGCAGCATCACCGATTGATCCCCCTATCGGACATGGACTGCCTGACATTTCCATTGCATCCCACACCCTTGCGTCCTGGCAAAGTATCGAAACAGCAGCGACCTTCAGTCCAACATCGTTCAGAACTTTTGCCAGCTTGATGCGCTCGCAGTTCTCATCTTTCGTCACCGTTCCACCAGAGAACCCAATCACCGTAGATGAAATCGCACCGCTAACTGGAACCGCACAGATGTCCTGAGACATCATTGAGATCGATGGAGAGATTGCAGTTGAAGGTGGTTGCCCTCGATAATTTATTGTCGTGTCCTGTGCCCACACACAAACAGGGAACAACAACAACAACAGTCTCACACCTTCACCACCAAGCTGATCAGCAGAACAATGATTGTCCCTGCTGATGCCATCAGAATGTGTTCCAAACGCTTCAAACGCGCGTTGATGCCGTCATATCGGACAGCACAGACTTGCTCGTGAGTCATCAACTTTGCCTCGATTTCTGATATCTGCACGATGTCACCGGAAAATCGCAACGCAAACATGACCAACATCGGATAGCGTACCACCACCACCACGCACACCAATACGAACCGATGTAGTCGAGAAAGAAAACGTAGCAGGAGTGGTGACGATATATTCGCCAGCACCAGAACCACCCATCGCCATTGCTACAACGCAAAAATTAGCATCTGACAAAGCAGTCGTGAAATTGATGGTGTAGTCGCCAGTTCCGTTTTTAGCAACACCAGAAACATTGCCGCTAGCACGAACTCCAGTCATGGAGGACGGGCTAACAACAGAAGTGCCATCAAAATTGACCCATACCCTAGCGCCAAAAACCGGAGCAGCACCAGACTGAGCACCGCTCAACTTTGCCGCAGTAATAGCAGCATCCGATACAGTTGTCGCAGTTGTTGCCGTAGCAGCATTGCCAGATATGTCAATACCCCAGGTTCCGCTCGCACCAGTCCCTGTCTTGGTAGGAGCATCATCAGCAATCTGGGCGACAACAAACGCAGTAGATGCAGCGTTTGTGCTGTTATCGTCTACCGCAGCAGTAGGAACAACAGGGCTGCTGGAAAACGTCTTGATTCCAGCGATAGTTTGATCGCCGGTCGTGTAAACACCGTTCGTGACCGTAGCAGCATTGCCTGTTACGTTGCCGCTGAATCCTGTGCTGGAAAACACGCCGACACTAGAACCACCCGCAGCAACACCTACCTGATTCGCTCCGGCAGAAAAAAACCCTGTGTCTGTGTCACCGTTGAACGTCCACGAAGGCGTAGCAGCAGTCCCCGCAGGAGCGATGTATTTGTCATCAGCACCAGACTGCCAATCCTTCAGGTCTGCCATCAACTGACGAATTGCATTGTTGATTCCAGCAGGCGAACACCCTTCAGCAATGTTGATGCTATTGATGTCTGTGTTGAGGTCTGGATTGGTGTCGAACTCTGAAATCTTAGTCTTTGCCATGATCACTCCATTATCTGATCAATACCAAACGCACCGGCTTCACCAAGCGTTTGCGTCAGGGTTGCCCAGAATCGTGCTTGAGTAGGTCTCAACTGGCGAAGCTCTCGCATTCTAGCAATGCCATCAGGACTCGTAACAATCTCTGCCAATGATGCAGCATTGTTCTCAAATGCTCTGGTTTGCAGGAAATCTCGCACAGTTTTTAGCGGTTCAGTCACCCACCTTGCGCCCATTGCTACAGCACCAGGAGCATTCTTTTCCATCTCACGCAAAATCTGAGCGTTGAATGCAGTATCTGACCCAAGTTTTTTAACTCGACCAGCAGCCTCTAACACTCTTGTTAGGTCAGTGAGAGCAAGATACTGTTCAGGAGTCATTGACGCTCTTAACATCTGTTGTCGCTTGTTGTCACCAAGCAAGATGTTACGAAACGCCAGTCCAGCATCAATCTTTTCTTCTGTCGCGCCAACAGAAGGTTTCATTGCCTTCTGCCAAGTGTTCTCAAGATAAGCCCTTAAAACCTCATTCCAAATCGTTTCGCCATTACCACCTGATTCGGTAATTTGCTGGCGAACAAGTCGCACAGTTTGAGGAGATGAAGGCTTGTTTGCAGCGCCAAATACTCGATCAGCAAACTGATCAAGATTGTCTCTCGTCATGTTAACCAAAGAAAGACCGGCTCTGCTTTGATTGAATCGATTGATTGGTTCTGATAAACGAGCAAATTCAGCATTGGCATCTGCGTAGCCAGGAACCTCTCGCTCCATTCTATTAACAAGATTTCTCTGAATGTTAGTCAAATCTCGTCTAACAACCTGATCCATACTGCTAACAGCATCAGACTGAAGCATCTGATCAATCGAAAACTTAACTCTTTGCAGTGCTCTCGGACGGTCTTCAACAACGACATCCATAACTGGATTACCCTGTTGATCCAAAACTGGATTACCCTGTGCGTCTCTCTGCACAACGGTCTTGTTGAAATCATTCCTGATGCGCTGCAAGGTTCTTAGTTCATCACCTTTTGCAACACGCATCATCCTATCAATGCCTTCCGCAATATCGGTAACATCAACCGGCCCAGCACCTTGAAAAGCCTGATCATAAAGAGGCTCAGCCGCTGCGCTTCGCTCCTGCTGCAAAGCCTCTCGTCTCGCAATTAACGCTTGCTGTCCTCGATAACCAGCAGTCATAGGATCGTCAACCCTGCTGATCGTTGACAGAAAGTTTTCAACAGCAGGTTGAATTTGTTGCTGATACCTGCGACTGTAGAACTCACCTAGCAGGTCTTGCGAAGCAGGAATGTTGCCAAGCACTTTCTGCTGCGACTTGAGACTCTGAAGATTTGTTACCTCAGCAGGAGTTAACTGAATGCCTTGTTGTTGCGCCAGTCTCTGAAGCTCCGCAACCTCCTGCGGATTGATCCTGCCAACATCACGCACTAGAGCGCGTTCAGCAACCCTTCCGATGCCGTAAGGAATTGCCTGGAATCCACCTTCAATCACACCTGACTTTGCTATTGCGCCAACATCCATCGGTTGATCGCTCAGAAGCGATGCAACACCCTGTCTTGCAGCAGTTCCAGCAGCACCAGCAGCACCAGTAAGACCAATGGAAGCAGCAGCACCGGCTGGCCCACCAAGCAGCATTGGCGCAGTTGCAATACTGGTAGCAATAGGAGGAACCGCTTCAGCAACACCGGGCAAAGCAAATGCAGCAGATGTCAACGGAGCTTTTCTAAGCCCAGGAACTTCAGCATACAGGTTCTGATCATCACCGAGATAGAAAATATCACCGTCAATGACCGTGTATCGAGACTCAGGAATTCCACGAGCTTTAGCAAACTCTCTGATCCTAGCCTGATCATCGGTTGGCACACCTGCCCTAAGAGCAGCAGAAGGAGCAGCAGCCCCCTCTTTTGATCGGATTAACTGTGGAGCATTTACAGCAATATTTGGAGGCTGAAACATCCGTTGAGGCTGTTCTTGCAACCCAATCGCCGCTTTCCCCCTAGCAGACAATGCTTGCACATTACCGTCAGCAATCGCCCTAAGATCATCATCAGACAATCCTACTAACCTAGGATCTCTTGCCATTATTGACCCCCAATCGCTTGTCTTGCGGCATCTCTTAGGTCTTGAGGAATAACACCTTGAGAACCACCAACAGGAGCAAATTCAAGTTTTCCTGTTCTCTGGAATTGATTCCATGTTTCAAGATTGCGATTGTAGTCATCAATCAAGCGGTCATTTCGACGCTTGAGCATCTGCACAATTCTTGCTCTGGATTTTGGATCATCAACGATCTTCGGGAACGCATCATAAAGAATTGCAGACTCTTCTTTCGAGAAACCTTTTGCACCACCCATTGCACCCATAAAATCAAGCACAAGTAGATTTGTTGATGCCTGGAACTCTCTTGTGTTAGCCAGCATCTGCGGAGCAACATTGATACCAAAGGAATTAAGAAACTGTCCAGCCCCTGTAAACCCTGGTGCAAGCAACCCAGAAAAAGTTCGTTGCTGGTTTAGCTTCAAAATGTCATCAAGCATCGTGTTAACTCTTGATGCCTCAATAGCTTGAGACCGTTGCGCGGGAAGATCTTGCGCCACTTTCTCGATTAGCTTTGCCCCACCCTTGTCGCCAGTTGATACATCAACTTTAGTTGCGCCAGCTTCAGCAACAGCCCTTTTCTGAGCCTCAACCAGACCGGGCAACTGTTGCAATTGCGCTGGTGTTAGTTTGCTCAAATCAGCAGTTCCAAACCTTGACAAAGCAATGTTTGAGTACTCACCAGTCAATCCAGTCGGCTTTTCAACCTTCGTAGGGCCAGCAGCAATCTGTGTTGCAACACCACTTGGGCCAATAACGTACGCTTGTTGATTTTCGCCTAGCGTGAGGGTCTTGGGTTCTGGAGCTTTACCAATCTCAACTTGCGTCTTGATGGCATCCATTACCTTCGCAAATTCAGCAGGAGGCAACAGCGCACGAAGTGCATTAGCAGCAACCTGATTGATCTGCATCGCACCAGGAGCAACACCAGGAAGCATATTCCCTTCGTCGTCACGAGTTACTGGAAACTGCATACCTTCAACTGTAGGAGCGCCTTGCTGGACAAGCTGAGGCATCAACTGCCTAGCCATTGCCTGTTGCTCTCTCAGTCTGCGAGCCTCACCCACCTTTTCCATAGTGAGTTGACCTTGCAACTGCTGCTCAAGAGCCTTCTGGTACATCTGTTGACCACCCATCAACCCAGCACCAATAGCCTGACCGATGTTGGTTCGAGTCCTGCTCGGGCCTCCAGCCTGCAACAGTCCAGCAGCAAGACCCAACAATCCTTGTTGCCTCGCTTGTTGAAGCGCAAGTTGCTGTTGATCTTCTCCCAGCAATCCCATCATGGGACTAGCGGGAAACAGTCTGTCAAGTATTCCGTTCATTGAAACCTCTGCACCGGAAAGTAATTCAGCAACAAATCAGGTTGATCTGGCCTGATTTGACTCTGCATGATTCCTGGATAGTCGAAATACTTTGCAGCAGGATAAACAGGAGTTCGAGTGATCTGCGGAATGTCCTGAATGACCACCTGACTGGGTTGCCCCGGACGTAGTGGCAAAGGTTGTGCAGCCCTTTGTTGCGGTGACAGAGTTCCCGCAAGTTGAGCACCTGCCATCAATGTCTGAGGTGTTGCCAATCGTGACATCATGGACGGAGCAGCAGGCATTGTTGACATTAGCGGAGCACCAGCAATACCTTCTGCCGCCAAAGCAGACGCAACAGGAGATGCACCACCACTCATCAGGGGAGCACTAGACCCCAGCAATCCACCTGTAGCAGCAGGCAATCCACTGGTGACACCAGCAGCACCAGCAGCACCAGACGCAGCAGTTGCACCCGTTCCCAACAGACCAGGAGCCAATGCACCACCACCGTATCCTAGAGTAGCTCCCAATAGAGCACCCTTCAGCGGATCTTTCTTGTTGGTGACTGCACCAGCAGTTGCACCAATCATCGCTAAAGTAACTGGATCAGCCATTATGTCGCGCTCCCAGTCGTTGACATTCCGAGATTGGCTCGCGGTTGATTGAACGCAGAAACAAGCGCAGCACCACCCAACAACGTCGCAGCAGGGTTGGTGTATTCAGGTGCTACTTGTTGACCACCAGCAGGGACACCACCAATATAGGAGAGATATTGCTGCAACGCTCGATACGGAGCCTGTTGCTCAAAGTTGAACCTGTTGATAGCGTCCTGAAGTTCTTGCTGTCCGTACTGCTCTTGCAGTTGCCCAGCACCCAACAATCGCTGAGTCTCAGCAAAATCCTGTGCAGCCAACCCCGGAGCCAACTGAGCAGCCTGCAACATACCCGCTTGTTGTTGCTGTCTCGCTTGCTCCTGTAGTTGTCGCTCCAGACCGTAACTCTGGAACCCAAGACGCTCACCCAGCCCTGCTAGGTTAGCCGCAAGACTCTCAGCAGCACCTGTCTGAAGCTGTCCCTGAGCAGCAGAGCCATATCGTCCTGCCCTAGAAGCCTGAGAAGCAATGTTCTGGATCTGACCCTGAAAGGTCTGCGTGAGAGGTCTTGCAACGCTCTCAAACGTCCCGGCCAGAAACGGGTTGTACCCGAGCATCTGTCCCGCAGCAGTCCCAGCCATCGGGCCTTGACCAGACGCGAGTTGCTGCACACCCTGTTGAGCAGCAGCGACCAGAGGTGATCCTGCTTGTGCCCTCTGTGCAGTCGCTTCGATAGCCTGCTGAGTGTAAGCACTCGGGCCAACAAACGTCTGACCCGGAAAATAGGATGGAGTGAATGCACCAGGAATCTGCCCAGTTTGGAAAAGCGACTGAGCACCTTCCAAACCTTGTTCAACAAACGGAACAAGTCTTGGATCGATTCTGGTTTCGGTAGTTGAAGGGGAGGATCTGCCAGCCATATTTACACCTCACAGACCCATTTGCAGGGTCGAAAACCGTGTTTCTCAGCCATTTTTACCCATCCTGGCCGAGCAGACTCAAACGTGATTCTACTCGCTCCACCGGCCTTGGCAATCTCTCTGGCATGAGCAAAACCATCTTCCATCAGAAAGCGTCCAAAACCGGCCCAGATGTGGAGAGAATCACCAACAGGTTGAAGCACTCCAAAACCTACAGGCTTTCCGTCTTCAACCATCAACCACAACATTGACCGACCAGAGAAACAATCACAATAGATGTCCTCTGGAATCCAAGCATCAAAACTTGCTTGTTTTACCTCCAGCAATCCATATCGCACATAGTCCCAGACTTCCCTCAGTTTCTGAGGTTCGATGAACACTCTATCCAAGGACGACATAGCGGTATGTTTTGTCTGCTGTGTTGTTGCCAAAATGGTTTACCGTAGCCTCGCCCTGTATCTGGTTGCTTGCCCAGATATCAGAGGTGGATGACTCAGACACCATCTGCATCGTTGCAATGATTGAAGGTGTCGCCGGTCTTGTTGGAGATGATGCGGCAGGCAAGTGCTCCAAAGTGACTGAAACATTTGTTGTTGCCCACATGATCTCAATGAAATCACCAGCATCAAGATCAACAAAGAAATTTAACGCAGCAATCAGGTGACCATCGACAGATCCGTGTCTGTCGTCAATCGAAAACCTGCTGTTGCTGTTCGCAATGTTTGATCCGTTTTTCCTGAACCATACATCGATGTCTTGGATCTGCGAGTCGCTATTGGAAAACTGTGCCGAGAATTGAAGATTGTAAACACCAGGACTATCGACAGTCAGTTGAGTGTTGCTGACAACCGCTACTCCATTACTAAAATCCGTCGTCGAAAACGACATGGCATAAGCATCGACCGTTGTCGTTGCAGACTGGTCTGTGTCGTCCTGAAACGCACCATAGGGCACACCATCTGTCGCAGCAGCAGCAGAATATGGTGCAAACAGAATGATGGAATCAGGGCTGATTCGCTCGTCAAACAGGGTAGTAGTGGTAGCTCCACCCGTATCCAAAGTAATCAACCCGACAGAGTTGATCTTGCCATCAAGGATGCGATTGACAATCTCTGCTGTCTGTCGAGGATCGCCGCCCTGCTGAGGTAGCCGACGAAACATCATCGACCCCCAACTGCTTTCACCTCAACATCAACACCAACAGCAGTCTTCCATGTCCCAGTCGGTGTCAATGAAATTCGGTGATACTTGCCTCGTGACCGTAGCGGAATCCTGTTCTCGCTATCAGCAGCAACAGCAGACGAATAGTTGATGGTGTCATCCAACCGATATCTAGCTGCAACCTGAACCGTAGCTGACCCATTATCAACAATTGGCCTAGCAAGCGTCAGAATCGTTTCTGTGGCTTCCTGCTCGATATCCCCTGTGGTGAGTACAGCAGTACGATTAGAGCCTCCAAACGTCACAATTTTGGCTCCATCAACACCACCCAAAACCAACTTGCCACCGGCCCACAAACGAGAATCTAGCGACTCTGGCAGGGCATCAATGCTGGATGACACATTCGCCAACTGCTCCAAGGTGTAGGAGGCAGTTGCCAACGTGGAAACATAGTCAGCAGTTGTCTGACCGTGAGTCCACTTGTCCACAGAATAGTTGTAAACAAGAATCTGCTGGACGTTGAAAATGTCTCTGAATGACCAGACGATAACTTTGTTGATGGGATCAGCAGCAGCAGACATCAGGTCGAATTGAGCAGGATCAGCGTTATCAAAGAACCAACGATCAACCACCTCATTCCCGATTGCCCTGACTGCCTGTCCATCAGTAAGAAAGAATCCGTCATCACTCAAAAAGTACGTCAACCCACCAACCTGGACAACCGACCGAGACTCATAACAGCCAAGGTTGCGACTGATGATGTCAAACTGGAAGAACAACGGAGAACCAATGTAAGTCATCCGCGCAATCGCTCTCTCCAACAAAACGATGCCAGTCTCGCCGCCAGTCAACCCACGGATCTCACCACCGTCTGCAATCACCTGAGAGTCTGATTGACTTCCGGCTCCAGGTGTCCAGTTCGTTTCATCGTTGATGTCCGACCAATACACCGTCGCAATGTTGCTTGATGTTTTGGCAGCAACAACAAAGTCTTTGACCACCGTCACAAACTGGGCAGTCGGAGCAGCAGCAGCAACGTCAGCAAAAACTGTTGACGATGACATATTCCACGCCTGAATCTTGTCCTGACCGTTAGCAGCCAGAACAATTGATCCAAACTGAGCAGTCGTCCACAACTCTGTTGCGGTGTACGCTGATGCAACCCTGCTGACATCATCCAAACCAGAATCAGTCGGATCAAACTTGAATAGCTTGTTTGGCCCACCAGCAAACAATGTGGTGGACGTTGCTAGCCTACCGATAAAACTTGTCAGAAGGTTCTCAGACGCGCTCGTAGACAAGTCTGCATTGGATGGCATAGCGGAATAGCCAGAAGCGACTGGAAGGCAGTTTAAGGCTTCTGTCAGCCCTCCTGCGATGCCAGGACGATCTGGTGTCCACTTGCCAAATGCGACTCTCATTCCGGCTGCACCTGCTGCTCGACCTGCGCTCGCAACCAACCATCAGCCAGTTGTTTGGCTTGTGCGCGGAATGACTGATAAGCCAAATACGCATCTGGATCTGCTGTCTGATTGTTGATCGCAGCAATCTCAGCGCCAGTGCTGTACTTGGATGCGATGATCGCCTCAATGATCTGAGAACGATTTGCAGAAGACGCAACCACCGCTTCCTCGGCGCTCCACTGCGTTCTTTGCTCATCACCCATAGACGGCGCAGCGACTTCCTGTGCATCCCAATGAATCAGCAAGTTTGAACCAATAACCTGATAGGTCTGCGGCTGCGTGTCGGAAAAGACTTTCATATTGCACCTTTCAATTGTTTGGGAAACATCACAACCAAATTATGAGAGACATGACATCTCCACAATTGTTTTGCACTAGCGGTCATAACCCAACCCTTGTAAGCCATCAACTTACTAAGCGCCAAATTACGATTAACTTTGTTTTTGCGCTTTCTAATCCAGTCGCAAGTTGACTTAAAATTCACAGCAATGTTTTTTCTTAATCTTGTGAAAGAAGGAAAAAACCTATACCCAACAAAATCAATTCCATTTTTTTCTACATTGGTGATAGACCAATTGCTTTTAACTTGCAACCTTAACATTGATAGGCAGTCTTCAATTCTTTGTTTTATCAACATTAGTTGATTTACGGTTTTGCCAAACACAACTATATCATCACAATATCTATAATACCCATCTGGCCGGATGTTTTGCTTGATGTGCCAGTCAAGAGAATTAAGATACAAATTGCCAAAATGCTGACTTGTGTAATTTCCTATTGGCAATCCTTTTGTTGAATCAATAATGTCATCAACAAGCCACAAAGTATCTTGGCACTTAATCTTTCTTCTAATTGCAGCTTTTAACAAATCATTATCAACAGACGGATAATATTTTTTGACATCAATCTTAAGCGCATATTTTGGGCAGTCATCGCTTCTGACCAATTTTTTAACACGCTTCATTGCATCATGAGTACCCCTTCCTCGTATTGATTGGAAAGAATCTCTGATAAAAGTATTGACCAGTATTGGGCCTATGACATTCAATAAGGCGTGTTGAACAATCCTGTCAGGAAAATATGGCAGCTTGTGAATCACTCTTTGTTTCCTGCCGTCATGCCGCTCTGAAACTTCGTACTGACTGGTCGTGAAAGTTTTGTTTGCAAGCATTTTTTGAATCTGCAAACAATACTTATCAATGTCAGAATCAACCATTTTCACTTCGGTGTAAAACGATTTACCTTTACGGGCAAGACGATGCGCCAGTTTGATATTCTCTAAGTCAATAATTTTGACCCAAAGATTGCCATGCCGTTTCATCGCTGTTGACCTCCCGGCTGTTCGCTTTCGCTACCAAGCCGTATTGGATTGTCATATTCGCCCAATCGGACAGGGGACACGGCGCCGTGTTTCCACAACAGCGATCTGTGCACCGATATTACGATTCGCATTAGATGAATCATTATTCAGATTCCAATAGAACCTGCTGGCATTCGCACCATTATTCGCATTCCTGCCAAAAATAGTGACCTGCCATCCATCTATTACACCGTTGCCCCTTTACAACACCTTAGAAAGCGATCCGCGCACCGATAAGACGATTCGCACTAGACGAATCATCAATCAGACTCCAACAGAACCCGCCGGCAAGCGCACCCCTATCCGCACTCCCGCCAAAAAGAGCGACCCGCCATCCACTCGCTTGATAGTAATAGTCAGCAAGATACGTTGAACTACTACCACCAACTGCGCTGGGTAAGAACGCATACGGTTCTTGCTGCACATTGGTTACATAGCCATCACTTGCAACCATCGCAGCGCCAATTGCGTTGTATCCCGTAGCAGTATCGTCTGCAAAGTTTGCTCGCGTATTGCTCACATAGCCTTGGTTGGTGTTGATATTGAAGCCATCAACCCAATTCCAGCAGTTGCCGTACCAGTTTTCGATGCCACGATATGACATGAATGCGGTATTTCGAGTGCCGCTCGACGCACCATTAGTTGTGTTGGTGCTGGCATTACCAATGCTGTTGGACTTGCCAGCTTCAGAGTGCGGTGAATCGGTTTGACTTCCGCTTGCAGCAGGGTATCCAGCAGAGACTGCGACATTGCCATCACCAATGGTCTGCTGAGTCCTGAACGTCCCATGCTCTACTAAAAACAACAGACCGATTGCCCATTGAAGATACGCATCAACAAGCCGCCAACCAGTGCCACGGTTTGCTGCCATTGCGCGAGCTTGTGCCCTGGTCATTCCAACCGCAGGGAAAACACCAGAGACAGATGCTAGCTTTGCTGTAGCCGTGTCCCACGCCTGACCATTTCCAACACCGACGTTGTTGTTCCAGTTCAGTCCTGATTGATATGTGCTGCCAGTCGTGTTGACGCAAGCGTCGTATGCGCCAACGTAGCGATACGCAACCGGCTCACCATCTTTGATGAACGCGGGATGCAATCCATAGCCAGCCGCCGGAAGCAAAGACACGGCCCAGGAGCGGGTAGATCCAGGAGTGAATTTGACATAAAACGCAGGGATCTCAACCATCACCTGACCGTCAGCACCACTAAGATCTGCTGCCGTTCCATCGGCTTTCAGAGTTGAATCAGTAGCCGACAGGTAATAATTGACGCTGCCATCATCTCGCACGACACATCGCCGCATAGCTGCGTGCACATCAGTCACGCCGCCACCGGAATAGGTGTCGCTAGATTGTGTCCAAGATGTACTGGAACCAGTCACCAGCCTCGGAACGGCAAGCGTTGTTCCATCGAAACTGAAGCCTGCGCTACTGACCAGAGTCTTGCTGCCATCCAAATATGGGACAGCATTTGCGACCCCAGGAGTGTAGGACAACGCTCTCGGGAACACATAAGTATCGCCGGACTGAGCCGCTTGGATCTGCGGGACGGTTGTGTTGAGAAGCAAAACCTCAAATGCTGGGGGCATGATTCACCTCAAATGGGGTAATACTCGGTTCCATCGCTCGTCTTCACAGACGATGCAACCGTAAAGTCAGCACCGGATGAATCTCGCACCGGCAGACCAATTGAATAGTTGTTGCCGTCCTTGTCCTTCACCACAAATGGCGCACCAGGGACAGGCACATACCCGCCCATCGAGCGAAGGTTGGGCAGTTTGAGATTCAGTCCGAGCAGCATCAGATCAGTCCGACAATGTTGCTTGCCGTTGTGCCGGTTGCCCAGATCCTGCGAGCCATAACCGGAAGAATGACACCAGCCGGAACGTTGCTGAACGTGACAGCACCACCACCTGTGTCATTGATCTTGATGTTTCCCGACCCACCAACGTAGATCGCTCGGACAGGCTGAACCAAATCAGCGTCAGCAGGAGTGATAGCGATGCAATTGACTGCACAACTATCGGGAGTGGTTGAGAAGGGAGCAGGCATCGTTAACTCCAAGTGTTAGATGCAGTTGATACATTTTGCCACGGGTTCGCAAGATCCACAATGACACCACTACTAGTCAGAACCTCCCCACCAACCAGATAAGCAACTCCAGTTGATGTCAGCACCTCTCTCGATACGCTGTAACTCTGACCATTGGAACTCAGTACGCTGAAGAAGAATCCGTTTGACCACGTATTTGGAACTTCTGTTGCAGCAGTCCAGGTATTCGGTACGTCTGTCGATCCTGTCCAGGTGTTGATGATAATCGGAGCAGGTGACCATTGACCTGGGACAAACGCACCAACATCACCGAATGCGCTCGTAGAGAATGGCCCGAATCCAAACATCACGCCCAGCTTGCATAGACAGTTGAAACGGATGCACTCCAAGCAATGTTGGTTGCAGCAGCACCTGTTACCTCAATCGCAAGACCACCATTTGTGGTGTCAGCAGACAAAGCAAGACCCCAACTAGGCGTGTTATCAATTGCTGTTACCGTTGAAGTAACAATAGTAGTGCTTGCAGCATTGGCATCCCTGCGAATCAATCCCTCGATCGACCAAGCAGCAGATGACGTTCCATCGCTTGCTTTCTGTCTGGCTGTGACAATGCCCTTGAATGTTATGACGCTGTTGTTTGGCAATATGATCTGATTCAGATCAGTAGGACTTAGAGCATCAAACGTCAAAACCGCTGGGGTTGCATCAGCAGTAAACGCCCACAGCACATATTCACCCGCACCGCTGTAGGTCTGATTACCCTTGATAATCGGGCCAAAAAACTTATTTTGTTTGGCTTCGTAACTTAGATCAACACCTACCAAAGAACTGTTGGTGGTTGCTGATATCCCTCCATAATACAAATTGCTTCCAACTCTTGTAAAGAAGTTGATATAACCTAGAGCATTACCGCTGCTATTGCTTGTATTTGTTCCAATAGAATTAGACGGAGAATGAAAGAATGAAATGTTTGCAGCAGTACTTGAATTGGATGACCAGTTGTTTAAGTTAAATGATGAACCAAGACTAGTTTCAAAAATGCTGTTGATCTCAATCTTGTTGGAAATAGGTTTGGTTCTCGACGTATAACCTAAAATAAGGTTGCCAAAACCATCTACGACAGTAGGACTTGCATCAGGACTCGTGGAATCCTCAATCAACAAAGCATTGCCAGCACCAGTCTGAGTGATCTTGAGCGCAGAAGTCCCAGATCCAGAATTAGCGGTGATGATCACCGGCCCTGTGCTGCCATCCACAGCCATTGCCTTCTCTGCTGGCATCGTGCAAAACACATCTTTGACACCAACACCCCAGTTGACTGCATTGCCTAAGTTGCTGGATTCCAGGATCGTGTCTCGACTGAGAGACAAGGTTGCTGCGGCATACGTCCCAACACCAACTTCCCAAGACGTTCCATCCGTGATCGTGTAGTACGTCGTGTTCCCGTCACCAATCACCGAAAACGATTGATAGCCAGAAGACGCACCACCCAGAACAACAGCACCAGTCCCTGTCGTAACGGTCGTTTCCTTGACTCGATCCTTGAGCACTAACGCCATGTCACCTCCGGGCCAGCTTCATCGCCACAGGTGAACCGCTATGCTCACCACGATCATCAGACGTTGTAAGGCTGTCCAACGACCTCTGAAACATATTCGCCCACACAGCAAGCCTGGAGTCATTCATCAGATATGGCTCTGCCTCAACCAAAGCCCCGTAGAGCAACAAATCGGGAGCCTGCTCCATGAACACATTGGTCTGATTTGCATCGCTCAGAAACGTCGGTGATGCGTAATAGAGCATATATACAAGATAGTTCGTGTCCGGCACAGGAGCGAACTGCATCTCACTCGCAAGGATCGTGTAGCTTAGAGGTCTGCCAGATTCCTGAGTCCTGGTGTTTCGCGTGAAAGATGATGGACTGAAGTAGTCCAATGGCTGCTCTGGATTGGTGTCCAGATACAAGTTTCGCATCTCAAGAAAGTTTGGTGGCAGTCCGACGGTAGAGTCACCACCAGTCATTGTCGTGGATGACAGACTTAGCATCTGACGGATACGCAGATCCCTACGCAACCGGATCTCAGCAAGACGGATGAAATCCGGGATCTGAGTTGTCAGATCACTTCTTGCGAGATAATTTGCGATGCTTGTTTTGAGGTCGCTGTACGTTGCTAGGGCCATATTTTACGTCATCCCAGCCGAATGTTTTTGTTCCAATGTGCCCAATGTGCATGGACAACTCGTGATCCACAAACACCGGAACGTCCTGCTCCAAGCACTTCACGCAGAACGATACATCTTCGCCGATGACATTGCCGTGATCAGTCCAGATAACGTCATGCCACGGTTTCGGTACTTTCTTGAACACATCAGTCTTGATGAGTGTAACACCGAACCCGACTGCGGTCACCTGTTCAATACCCTGCTTGCCCCTGCTCTCAATCTTCGTCCAAACCTGTTTCACCTCATTGTCGGAGCGATCCAGTTTGAGATTCATCGCCGTAGGCATGACAGGATCTCTGCGGGTAGTAGCATTTACTCCAAGGATCGGTACGTCCCTAGACAGCATGATCTCGATAGTGTTCGCTGGAAACCGCATATCGCTGTCAATCCAGAGAACGTAGTCAGCACCCCACCCCAAAGCCTCGTCAACAAGTTTTTCTCTCTGCGTGAAGATTAGCGTTCCTGGCATCTGGAGAAGGTGGACATCGTTCACACCTCTCTTTGCCTCGTAGGAACACATCCGAGCCATATCAAAAGCAAACCCTGCCAAGACAGAATCCCGACAGGGCACACAAACAGCAATCCTCATGAATCCTCCTAAACGCTACCAGGATAGGTGCGCCACACCCTGTTGTCTGGGTTGTTCAACCAGCGTTTAAACGCTTTTTCATCTTTGACCATAAAACCCTGCATGATTCCCTTGGCATTCAGGTCGTCTATAACCGTAAAAGGAATCCGAGCAACATGAGTCATGGTGTTGTCGATTTTGCGCGTTGCGTTATCGACTTGAATTTTGTTTAGCTCAATGATGTCCGAAACATCCTGCTTTGTCTCTAGGACAACAACATCATCCAACTTGTGAGCGATTGTGTATCGCCCCTCTCCAACACTAAATAATTCTGGCATTTGTTTTTTTTCCTCCCCCACCTTTCAGCAGGGGAGGGTACTTTCATTTACAGCGCGGGGTTCAAGTCAGCCACGATGCCGTGAGCAGCCTCGTTCCGCATCTCAAGCGTGAACTCAGCGATCAACTGAGTCTTCTCGCTGTCACCCGTCTTCGCCAGATCATTGGTCGCAAACGGACGGAGATACGCAACCGCTGCGTACTCGGGGTCGAGCAGCAGAGCATCACGTGTACGCATAAAGCGGTCAGGAGTGATAGAAATCGTTCCAAAGTCGCTCAGGTACACATCAGCAGCCGCCAGAATCGTGGTCGGAGAATCAGCAGGTGCGTTGTATCGCTGCTGTGCGATGCCAGCAAACGAACTAGCCTTCTGCTTCAGACCAGCATTCACCACCATCAGCTTGGGATTGCCACCGCTGACAAACACCTCAGCCACAACATCTTTCAGCAGCGTTTCGGTGAAGGTACGGGTAGCACCATCCGAACGGGTCGAGACACCAATCGTCGTGGGATCGGTTCCCGAGGTTCCTGCGCTGGTGTTGGTCTTCAGCCAAGACAGAATCGCACCCAGTTTCCGAGCGGTAGACGAAGAACCAGCAGTCTGGCCTTGGTTGGCCGTGATGATGGTTTCCATGTCGCGCTTCAGTTCCTGCGAAGCCTTGGAAAGCTGATAGGCTTTTTCTGACTTGCGACCGGCTTTGTTGACTGCTTCCAGAGTGTTAGAAATCTGGATGGTCTTCTGCACGATCTGAGTGTAGTTGCCCAGACGAACAGTCTCGCTGATCGTAGCAGCAACAGCATCCGCGCCTTCGACAGCAGCGTTTGCTGCGGTAGCTGCATCCAGCGAATCAGTCTGCCATTCGTGATAGACAGCAGTCGCTTTCGTGCGAGCAAGCGTCGAAAGAATCGGGGTTTCGGTGGGACTGATGTCGTAGATGACATCAATCAGGTCTTCTCGTTGGCCAATGGCCGTATGTGCGGTAAAGGTAGGCATTTCGAGTCCTTACATGAATTTTTCAAATAGCGCAGCAGCATCCTTGACTTTGCCAGTCTGCCGCAGCACCTTACGTTGAGATTGAATCGCTTGGGTCTCTGGATTGACAGTCCTTGCCGCTCCAGGCTTCAGCATCTTGGGAGCCTCAGTCACTCGTTTGGTGACGTCGGGTTTCCCTTTCATAAGTTTGTCGTACTGTGCAGCCTTCCATAACGTCTGAACAGCGCGACTGTCGTAAACCGCTGCAAGTTCCTCATCCGAGAATCCAATCTGTTTTGCATAGCTCCGGATCTCGCTACGAACAGATTGGCCTTTCTCAGGGTCTGCAAAATCAGGTATCGCTTGAGCCAGCTTCGTCTGCTCTTCCACCAACAATTGTTGCATCCGAGTCTGTTGCTCCGCTTGTTGCTGCATGGCAAGGCGTTGACGTTCAGCTTGGACTGCGTACAGTTGTTGTTGCTTCTGATGCTGCTCTGCAACCTTGACTGCATACCCTATGGGATCAGTTTCTTTCAGCGAACTCAGATCCTCCGGCTCCTGCTGCAAAACCTTCTCGATCATTTCGAGACGTTGTGCATAGGTATCGCGGAGTTGCTTTGCTTGCTCTACAGCAGCACGTTCTGCTTCAACGGCTTTTCGCTGCTCTGCAAGCGATTGGGTCTTTTTGGTGTAATCGGTAGACTGTTGATAGCCTTTGATCAAGTCATCGAGAGAAACTTCGACTTCTTCACCTGCTGCCTTGACTCGGTATCGAGGTGCTTCCTCTACCTGTTCAGGCTCGCTTTCAACATATTCGCTTTGACTTTCTTCCTGCTGGGGTTCAGGAGTGGGCTGTTCGCCTTCCTCCCCCAACATTCCAAGAATCGCTTGCGCTCCGGTATTAACATCCAGGGCACTTCCTTGCGGATTGGTGTCCATAAAACCCCTTAAAAGATTTTCAATCGTTTTGATTTGATCTCGGGCGTTTCCGCTATTGCTCGGAAATGACCTTTGATTAAATCTATCGCACGAACAATTCTATAGGCGTTTTCTCTTGTGTCAAGTTCATGCTCATTTGAGTTGACGATTTGCGAGATAAACGTCTGCTTCAGTTGCTCTAACTCCCAGTTGAATGAATCATCTCTGAGCAGGTTTAATGCCCTCTCTGGAGTCATCTTCATCCGGGAATCTCAACATTCCGAGTCAATCCAGCACCAACTTTTGCCGCTTTCAACTGCGCTTCAACCTCAAACTCCTGTTGTTTCAACTGGAGTTCAGCAGCAGCCTTTTCTCTTGCAAGTTGAATATCGGCCTGAGCTTTCATGCGTTGAGTCTCAATAGCAGCCATTGCCTTCTGCTGTTCGATCTGGATTTGTGCTTGAGCCTGAGCAATCATGGCATCAACAGCAGGATTCGATTGCGGTTCCTGTGGTGGAGGATTCGACAGTTGCTGATCCATTTCTGGAGTGATCTGCTTGAAGAACTCGGAACTGTCTTTGAACCCAGCAGCCTCAATGAACCTTCCAAGAGTCGAACGATACTGCCCGAGAGAAACAAGAGGGTTGGCAGGGCCGAGTTGCAACAGGATCTGTTCCTGCTTTGCTAACACCATCTGAAGCATTGCCATCTGCTCTTGCTTCGTTCCAGTACCAAGACCGACAGAAATAGCCACATCGTATTGATTTGACCACTCCCGAGGATCCATCGGAGTGAACTGGCCTCGCAACCGAATGATCGTAGGTTTGTCCTGATATTTACAAGCAAGATGCAGGATGCCCTTGAACAGGCTTTTAATGCCCGTTTCAGCGAAGATCCGAGCCATCAGTTCTAGCTTGCCTTGCTGTGCGCTTGTAACCGCTGCAACAGCCGCTGCTGTCACATTGGAGAGGACAGCAGGATCTAGCCCTTGTGCGCTGTCAGAAACCCCTGTGCGCTTCTGTTGCGTCTGGTCGAAGTATTCCAACATCGGGAATGCTTGTGCAGCAACTGGAGTGACCTGAAGAGGCACAACCGCAGCAGGGTTCTTGAGCCTAACAACACCACCGGGAGTGACGTTAAGGAGATCATCCAGATTCACCTGACCTTCCACCGCTCCAACCCTAGCATTGTTGGTCAGATACAGGTTGTCCAGCATCTGACGGACGATTGTGGACTTGATCAACTGAATGTCCATCGTCCTATCAGCCAGCGACTGACCGAAAAACTTGTGCGGGATCGGAATTGGGCAGATCACATGGAAGGGACAGTAGTCCGTCTGATCGTTCGATAGGATCTCATTGTTGCTGTAGACAATCCTTCGGAACTCTGCAATGCCATCTTCATCAACATCAACGTACAGATAACACTCAAAAACCTCGACCTCTTGCATTGCAGGATCAAGACTGGAGTTCTCAAAAGGCTCTTCGCCAGGACTGTATCGAGCCAGTTTCTCCTCGGTGAAGTCCAAACTGTTGTAAACCGGGAGGTTATCCACGATCTCAGGATCGAACCCCATCTGCAAAAGTTCTGTTCTGGGCACAAGAGTCCTGTGCGCCACAAACGGAGCGTCTGAGAGCGTTTTAGCGCGTTTGGAAACGATTAGCTCTTCTGGAGGTACGTTTTCAATCTTGATCTCGCCGTGACGGTTTCGCTTCTTTACCACCACGTTGAAGAACATCTGCTGAACCACACCCATTGGCCCAGTCATCTCTTGAGCAACCATCTCCTGAGCAACGATCTCCCGAGAACCGTCAGCCAGCAACAGCATCAGTTCAGGTTCCGAGAGATTTTCGTATCGCTCTTCAATCACATCAATCTTGGTGTCCCAGTAGCACTTCACCGTTCCTGTTTTCTGGAGGAGTGCATCCTTGAACCAGTCATGCAGAATCTTGAATCCTGGATTCTTTCTGTAAAAAACCCAATTGGCGTATTCGGTTGCCTGTTTCGCACCCTGTTCATCGCCTGGGCCAACAGGCTCAAACGCTGCCAGATCGTCGCTAGCGGTAAAAACTCTGATCAGTTGAGGGAGAGCACCATCAACAGCCTCTGCAACCTCTCCGGTGACGATTTGTGAGCGTCCTTCGACCTCGTTACCGTATGGATTTCGACGGTAGTAGTCCATCGACAACGCACGTTCTTCTGTCGTTTCGGTATCCAGATATCCGATAGCGTCATCGATCTCTGCTGAGAGAATCGCTTTCAGTCGGCCTTCGTCCATTTCTCTGACCTCTTTGTGTATGGTCGCTTTTCCGATTCTGCCAACTGTTTTTCCAGTTTCTCGATGCGCTCAGTAAGTTGTTTCATCGCTTCATCGAAAACACGCTTTGACACAATCGACCCCTGCGGTATCAGAATCATACCACCCACCTCGTGTTATTTTTCAATGGTTTGCCCCAGTCATCGTTGCTCATCATGTCCAAAGATTGAGCAAGATACCTCCACGCATCCGCTGCGTGACTATGCTCATCGTGCAATGGCGCTCCAGGTTCATTCGTGATCTGATTTACTTGTCTGCGATAACGCTTGAGGTGGTTCACCAGTTCCATGCAGTTGGACTGATCAAAGTATGTCCGAGGGAATATCTGCCTTGCAAGCCTGATACCCTCTTCTGGATTGCCTCTTGAAAGAACCTGAACGGTTCTGCCAAGTGATTGCAGCATTTCCTCTGTTGACTTGCCAGACTTGAAGTCTTTGTGCGCTCCGTCGTGCGGAATGTAGTCGGTTCCCCAATTCCATTTGCGTTCCTGTAACTGCATGACGTAGCTGTCAATCGTTCTGTGACTGTCCTCGATGTAGTCGATAATCCTGATCTCTGACGCAACCTTCTGCACACAGATGATTGACATGGAGTCATTCCATCCCAAGTCCCAGACGGTGTGAACCTTCAGCAGCGGATCTAGCGGAACATTCCTGATCCTACCTTCCCTCTGCACTGCTTCCATCTCATTGGCGTAGATCGCACCCTCAACAGCAGGACGACACCGGCCTTCCCAGGTTGTGAGGTAGCCAGTCGGATCACGGTCAAGCCAGTCCCTGCGCTCTTTGTCTAGCTCCTCTGGGAACCAAGGATTGTCTGACCAGTTGACTTCACACACCCATGAATCAGACGGTGGCGTTGCCACGAACCGAGTAAAGGTCTCATCCGTATCAAGTTCAGGATTGAATGACACCCAGATCTCTGACCCTGGCTTCCTGATCGTTGGAATCAGAATGTCCCAGGATCTCTTGGTGACAACCTGAGCCTCCTCCACCCAGCAGATATCTGTGCCCTCGTATGACTTGAGGTTAGCCACACCCTGTTGCCTGATGCCAGCAAAGGTGAACTCTGTCCCGTTGTTGCCTACGATCTTTGTCTCTTGAACCGTGTAGACGCTCTGGAGGTTCAGCAACTCAATCTGATCCTTCAACAAGCGATGCACAGACTCTTGGATGGACTTCTGAGTCTCCCTGGCACACAGCACCCTGATTGGTTTCGTAGCTCCCAGAGCGATCAATGCTCGTGCTATAGACCAAGACTTCCCAGAACCTCGACCACCGTGAAGGATTTTGTATCGCTTGGGCTGGAAGAGAGGGATAAGTTTGTCCGGTATCTCAACTCTGGTTCGAGACACCGACCACCTCTAGCACTGTTTGGATTGGCCCACCGTTTGCCCCAGAGACTTGTGTCTCAACAGGGATGAGCCTTGCTGCCAGCTTGTAGAACTCCGTAAGGTGCTTTGGATCTTCCATAGCCCATTGCACCATCCTCTCTGTTCCACCCAGTTGCTCGAATGCCTCAGCAATAGCCTGCTTCATGCTTTGGTGGACTTTGTTAGGACTACCCTTTGGCCTTCCTCGTCCTTGACGCGTCAAATTTTGTTTCTGTATTTTATTTTCCACACTCTGACTCCTTTCGGTTGGTCAGTACTTACTTCGCTTGTTTATCAACTCAATCACACTCTCGTCTGCTTCCTGCTCTGCTGTCGGTGCAAACAAAGCCCTAGTTCTATTGTCTGTCGTTTCCGGTTCGCAGAGATAGTAAACAGCAATAGAGTTTCTGGTAACACTTTGTGGACATTCTATCGGGTTTGGTAGTCCATGCCAACTGCCTCTAGTATCGAAGATCACCGCTCTGTTGAAGATCGGGTCAATAGTTTTTGCAAGAGTCTTTCGATCTTTGTACAGACCCAGCCCACCACCCCATTCCGGGTTCCAGTCTGGGGTAAGGTAAACAATAAGGTTAAGGCGACGTTGTAGATGTAGCTTTGGATGTAAATTGTAATCCAAATGAACATTTAACTTACCTCCCCTGCCATGCTGATGGAGTCCTCCACCATGCAAGCCTAGATCCGGGATGAGTTCGCAATCTGTAAATTGACTGAGGTAGTCTGCAAACGATTGACTCAGCAGATGCTGGAAAGATGTGTAGATGTTTGGCCCAAATTTGTGCCAGTCATTACAAGTCTGTTTTACTTCTAGCGGATTGTCGTATCTAAACCAGCATGGATCATCTGCTTTCGGGAACTCTTTTGCTATTGATACTGGATCGACAAAGAAGTCATCGAATATGCAATGCCAGTAAGGTGAATCAGAAATGATCACTTTTTCTTTGCAGTCTTTGCCGATTGCTTGAATGCTTTAGCAGTCGGAGCACCTTCCGCTCCAGGCTTACGCATCTTTTCCTTGGAGCCTTCAGCAATACGCTTACGCTTTGCGTGAATGTTGGCGTATAGGCCTTTCATTTCTTGTTCCTTTCGCTGATTGCTTTTGCTTTAGCCTTGGCATCTGCTTTGGATGATGCACCCCATGCTCTCAGCGACAGCAGAAGTCTGGTCGGCTTGCCATCTTTGTACTCCGGCCCTGGCATCCCACCCATCCTGGCCAGAAATGATGCTCTGCGCGGATTGTCGCCAGACTTGACTGGAGCCTTTAGGTTGCTTCCGGGATTCTCGCGCTCGTAGGACTTCCGTCCGGCCTCATTCAGCCCACCAGAAGCGTTTTTACCGGCTTTCCGAGTCCATGCTGCGGATTTCATTCGTCCTCCATCATCCGAGCCATTTTCAGCATCATCTTGTGCTTCTCTGTCATGCCTTTGACAGGCCCACCAGATAACCAACGATCACACACCATGTCGTCGGAACACTTGAAATCCCATCGAGCACAATAGCCAACGTCATCCTCGTCTACGATTTCCTGCACATCTTCTGGTAGTCCAGCAACGATGCACTCAATCATGTCTGGAGTCTGAATGAATCGGGCACAGTTCCCGCACTTGTACTCTTCGTCCCCAGCTTCAGCATACTTCGCCTTGGACTCGGCCTCCGACTTGTTCTTGTCGTTGACCTTGGCATCACCTGTTGCAATTGGGCATTCCATTATTTCTTCCTCGGCATCTTCTTGTACGCCTTGGCAGGAGTTGCCTCAATCATTTCCTTGGCAACCTTCTGCGGGACTCCAGTCTCTTTCGCAACCTTCTTGTTTCCGGCTGCTGCGTACATGAGTCGCGCTTGCTGCTTGCTGGTGATCGGCATGATCAATCCTCAACGATGGTTTCGAGATGCCCTATCCTACCCTTAACTCCAATTTTATCAACGAATTGCACCTGTGTCTTGTCCAGATGAGCATACAAACCATGCTCTATGTCGTAGACCTTTCCAGACAACCACCTTTGCCAATGCTCTTTTTCAATCCTCTCCAAGACTGATTTGAGTTCCTGACAACGTGATTTCGGCATCCCAAACAGACGAGTCATCAGCATCCCTTCAGTCCCGACCTGATCTAAGCTAAACCCAGTCCTCCGAGGATGAACGAAGGTAAACTTTTCTGAATCGTGACAGTCAGGATCGAAGTCATCCGTCAATTGATAGCGACCTGACAGCTTGTACACCCTGTCGTAATAAAACGCTCCATTCATCATCAACTGCAATGCATGGATCTCAATCGCATTTTGAACGAACCCAATCGGCAAATTCTGCTGATGTGCTTGCCTGATCCAATCTGCTCCCCACAATCCCACAAGCACTACACGATGTGGCAATGCCTCTAGGAGCGATTCTTTGGGCCTTGTGAGCGATGTTTCTACGATGTGAATGGTAGACAGCGGAGAACGCTTCCAGACGCTCTCAATCGTTCCTAGTAGCTCCTGAAGCCTTCGTTCGCTGTCGTTTATGGCTGATGTGACCAAAAAGTTCAGCACCACTCACCTCTCGTGCTTTTCCAGGCTTGTTGAGCAAAGACCTGACCCGATCCTTTGTAGTTGCTACCAGAGAAGTGATCCGGCAAAAAATAGTGCGAAGGATAAATCGTGATGTCTCGGAAAGAATGCTCATGAACTGTCTTTGTCAGTCTTGCTGGGCCTGAGAACTGCCATGCCATCCGACCGTCGACCTTGTCTTTTTCCATGTCGCTGATGATCTGACCGATCAGCGGATGCTTTGGTACTGCTCCGACAATGCCGTTTGCGATGAGTCCTGGTCGAGCGATTTCATTCTCCCAGCAGGCAAAGACATCCGGTTGCAGCAACCAATCCTCCAGAGGTCGAACGCACTCGGAATCCGCATCCATCGCAATCCCGCCGTGACGGTAAAGGATTTCCCACCTCATGCAGTCTGCAACACCGGCCTTCTCTCGATCCCAGAAGTGAGCCATGTGCTCCGCGAGAATCCAGCCGTCCGACAGGTTCTCGTTGCCCCAGACCTTGATTGTCCAATCGGGATGGTTCCATGTGTCAATCTCCTTTGGCCGTTTGGATTCGTCGCCAACCCAAACAAAGTGTAGAAGTTTGGGGATCATGAAAAAAGTCCCCCAGCAGTAGGGGGACAAGTGGAGGAGGAGACAACAGTCATTAGTTTACCTCGGTTTTTTGGTGAAGCAAACGCATGGAGTCAATCGCACCCAATGCTCGCATTTTTGCCTCGGAATACTCTTTCATGTTTCGAGATCCGTATCCCGGCCCAACCCAGGTGCGCGGATGATGGAAGTGAGGGACGTAAACGATTCCACGCTTCATCCAGACCTTTTGCATTGTCTTCATGCCACATCCTTCACGAATACACCGTTGGGAAGCAGAGTGCCTTTACGATCTTTGATTTCCAAGAATGCTCCTTGCAAGCAATCAACCATATCCAATCCTGCAAGTTCGCAGAAGTTGATCATGCAGACCAAAACATCACCCACAGCATCAGCAGTCAGCGTGATATCTTTCTTGGCAATACCGTCTGCCAGTTCACCCATTTCTGAAACCATTTTCAGGAATTGAGCGTTAGCGGTGGAGTTTGGGATTATCTGTCGCGCTCGACTCCAACTGACAACCAAAACATAGAGTTCATCGAAAGACATTTTTTGCATTATCATTCTCCTGAATCAAGCGAATGGTATTGGACAATAGGCGTGATTCCGTTTGCATACGTAAAAGGGTTTCCTGTGCTGCTGTTGCGTTTTTTTGGAGCAACTGTGTCCACAGAATGCCAATTTCTCGATGTATCGCTAGCCACCCGACCACCCAGTCGATTTGATTCTCTGTCCCAGATGGATTTGTTGATTCTGAAATTTCGTCTGTCCTCACTTGAGAATCCATTTACCATTCCTTCTTTGTCACTCGACATTGTTTGGATCAGTTTGTTTCGGAAATAATCGACATCAATATCTAAATAGTGCAGATAGCTTTCTAGCGCATCCAACCACAAGAAATCGTGTGCGGTTGTAGCATCCCATTGCATGATTGGTGGTTTGCCCTTGATCGGAGTCAGGCAGGAATCTCTGACTGCAAGGATGACGACAGAATAGATCAGTCGATGTTCTGGTTGTGTGTGGTCTTTGTGTTCTGGTGTTACGTCAAGCATTGTTCTTCTCCTTCAGCTTTGCTTCGATGGCTTCAACAAAATCCAGTACATTCTGATGCTCTACGCAAATATGGCACTCAACGTGATGTCCAGCAGGGGCAACATTGCAGGCCCAGATCTCGTCACCCGTTAGCCCT